GTGGCTCCCGATGGGCCTGTTGGTCCCGTGGCTCCGGTAGCCGATGCCGTACCATCTGCGCCCGTTGCACCGCTTGGCCCTGTTGGTCCGGTAGTGCCGGTATTTCCCGATGGTCCAGTAGGTCCGGTAGCTCCAGCTCCGGTTGGGCCTGTCACAGATGTTCCGCTTGGGCCTGTTGGTCCAGTGGCTCCTGAAATGCCTGTTGGTCCGGTGGCTCCGGTGACTCCGGCTCCGGTTACTCCCGTGGCTCCCGATGGGCCTGTTGGTCCCGTGGCTCCGGTAGCTGATGCTGTACCGGGTGTTCCTTGCTCTCCAGTTGGTCCGCTTGGCCCTGTGGCTCCGGTATCCCCTTTGTCTCCCTTTTCTCCGGTCGCTCCAGTGCTGCCAGCTCCGGTAGGGCCGGTCACTGATGTACCGCTTGGTCCCGATGGTCCGGTCGCTCCAGTATCGCCTTTATCCCCCTTTTCTCCGGTCACTCCGGTATCGCCTTTACTACCGGCTGGACCAGTATCACCCTTTTCACCGCTTGGGCCTGTGGGACCGATTGGACCACCACTTGGCCCGGTAGCTCCATCTGCTCCACTTGGCCCGGTAGCTCCGGTCGGCCCTGTGGCTCCGGTATCACCGTCAGATCCAGCCCCGGTAGCTCCCGTGGCTCCGGTCGGCCCTGTGGCCCCCGTGTCTCCCTTATCTCCACCGCCCGGCCCTGTTGGCCCTGAAATTCCAGTGGCACCTTGTGGACCTTGCAAACCAGTTTTGTAAATGATTTTTATTTCACCTAAATTGCTCATTCTGACACCTCAAAAGTTCCATAAGCCATTCTGAAAATATTGCTGCCAATTGATAAATTTATAACGTGTGAATACATCTTAACGGTTAAAAGAGCCGTTGCTATCGGTGATATCGAAAATTGTATTATCCCCGAAGTTGGATTTGTAATAACCCCATTTACATTGATAACCGATACCGTTTCAACCTCGTCATACACCTTTAATTGTGCGGTATATCCCGTTAGGTCAACTGGCATGTCTGTAATACATGATTGAAAGCACTGGACAGTCACCAAGAATGTTGCCCCTGTATGGCAACCGAGATCCTCACAATCACTTGATACAAAGTCAAGTTTACTCATAAAAACCCCTTAAAATGTTTCCCAGTTTGTACCGTTGCAAACAACACGACAAACACCGTATTGATTAAGCCAAATCGCTGCCCCACCGTCGATGGTTGAGCCTCCGCTTACACTAACTCCTAATTGGGATAATGATGTATTGCTGAGATATTTTACAATTACTTGTCTTCCAGTTAATACCGCACTTGGAGCCGGGAGAATAACATCATTGTTGGTTGATGTAGCTTGAACAGTAACACGCAAATACCAATCAGCGTTAAGCACTGTGTAGTCAAGAGATGTAACTGTGGTCACCTTGCGAGAATGGAAGTTGAGCCATTTCGTGTTGTCTGTCAAAGCAACATTGGTATTGGTATCACTTTTAGACATGTACAAGGTATTCAAATCATCGCTTACAATTGAACCGATGTAATACGCAGGCGTAGCACTCCAGTAAGGGACACCATTTTGAAAAATATATGCTAGCTGTCTTGTTACCACGTTAAATACAGCATTCAAATCTTGAATTGCGGGAGCATAGTTATTGATAACCGCTTCGGACCATCCCGAACCCCATGCAGCTAAACTTTGGATCGTATCGGGATCGCTTGAATAAGCTGGGGAAGCTGCTTTTAATGATCCAAATGTTGCTACCACGTTCGTAGGCGGAACATCTCCCGCGAAGATTTTTTGATGTTTTCTTGTAATTTTAGCCATGAATAAATCCTTTAAATTATAACTTCCCAATTTGTCCCATTAGAAATAAATGTCATGCTTCCGTACTGTGTAATTATCTTTTCATCTACTCCATCCATTAAACCACCACCTAATGTGTAAATATAAACACCATATTGATTTAATGATTTTATTGTTATAACCCGACCTATATTTGTAGTAGCCGCAGCTGGTAAATATACTGTTATGGCAAAAGTTGAATTAACTCCATTCATGTCGATTACAAAATCATCATAGGCAGTAAATTCTTGAATTTCAGTTGAATATCTCACCTTGGCAGATTTAAAAAGCATCCACTTCGCTTCAATTGATAAAGCATTATTGATGTTATCATCAGCAACTGAAACAAATAAAGCATTGGTCCCATTGTTTACTATCGAACCGATATAATACGTGGCACTGGCATTCCATTCCGGTATTCCAGTTTGCATGAGATACGATAATTGTCTTGTAAATAAATTGCACAGCCCGTCAATATCTTGAATTGCCGGTGGAGCATTGTTTATCAGTGCTGAGCTCAAACCAGCGCCGTATGCTGTGAGGCTTTGGATTGTGTCGGGATCATCTGAGTAGGATGCTGATCCGGCGGCGTATGATCCAAAGACACCCAGCTTGTTTGCTGGTGTCACATCACAAAATATTTTTTGATGCTTTCTGTCTAATTTTGCCATTTTATGAAATCCTATCTAAATAATCTAACATTGTTGCATCCACCCATCCTGAATATGAGCTTAACCCAATTGTTGACCAGCTTGTGCTCTCATAAGCTGTCAAGCCCCATAGATCGGTAATGATGTCTAATGAAAAAAGGCCCGATATCAATACAGCCATAGGCTTTGGTAGTAGATTTTGATCTAATGCAATACCCATAATCCTCGATACTTCGGTTGTTACAAAGTATGATATCGTCATATCAAATTGATCGAATACAACTACACTATCGCCAAACACCTCATGTAATATTGCATTAATCTCATAAAGACAATTTTGAGACATATTTGAGAGCAGTTTTAATTTCAATAAAATCCTGTATTCAAAATCTACTAAAGTGGTGGTCGAGTATGACCTTTCGATATACTCATACATGCTGACATTAGCATTCAATGTGGAGCTAAGATAACTTGTCAATCCATATGGCACAGGAACAGTCGTCACATATTCATCCAATGTGAAATAGTCCCGAGCAATGGCAGTATTTATGGTTCGGTCGAATCCAATGTACTCCCCAAGAATATCAAGTTGAGGCCCAACGGCTGTATCAATATCGAATGCCTTGTTTATTTCAATCGGCAATAAATCTACTATCGCTTGAGAGCAAAGCAATCCAATAGTTGATCGCGCATTGGGAGCGTTTATATATTGGTAAAGCAATAAATCTTTATAATATTCAATTGTAGTTTCTACATCAGTCGTCATAATTTATACCGCTGTTATTGTTATTTTTGCCGTTGAAATAATCCATCTCCCATCAATGGTAGGTGGAGCTAAATAAGGATCGGCTGCAAGCCCAGTCAAACCAATACCGCCTGCTGTTATAACCGCATAAGGATCAGACAACTTTACTTGGGAGCAAATTTCAGAATAATCGGCTACTTCATTTATGTCATAAAGGATATTGTCGTAAATCTCGCTTTTAATAAATGTTTGATCGATTGAATGGCTTGCTAACTTACTCGCAATAGTCAGCTTGATATATAAATCATAGTATGTTGCGGTTGAGAATTTAATTGGTATATCAAAACCATTTAATTGTGTGATGTTGATCGTTTTCGCTGTCCCTGTGGCTCCGGTTGATCCGGTGCCATAGTACATACCACAACCGAGATTGCGCCTCTCATAGATCGTTTGGGCAATGCCGGTCAACCCTGTTACTCCAGTATCTCCGGCTCTATCAACCACCGCCCAAATCGAGTGTGCTGGTATGCCATACGCATCTGTTGTTGCGGTATTGTTTTCAAACACCTTGGCATAAATCACGCTTTCGATTGCAAGCAAGGCACCCATGAGCCCGTCTAAATAGCCCGATGAAGGGTTAGAGACTGATACCGATCTACGATACCTCAAAGCTGCGTCAGTCTCCTCATCAACTCCAGCAACCGTTGCACCACCCGCATTCGCTACCGATGTAACTCCAGCCGTTACTGTGTCGATAATGCTAATAGATCCCGTTGATATATCGATCACCCCTGCAACCGCTGCCGTGAAGTGAAGCGAATTAGCTCCAATTCCAGTTGTGACTGATGTGGTCAAATAAAACTTGTTTCCAGCTGCATCCGCTACGGTAAAAGGTGTACCGCTTCCAGCTGACAAACCAATAAGGCTTACCGCTGCGGTAGTCGTCACAACCACGTATACCGTGGCTATTGTGGAGCCCTTTCTGATGATCCCATTGATAGCGCATCTTTGGTCGAGCACTACCCCTGCCGCTGCACTTGGCGAGAATGAACTATAAACGCTGCTTATCACATCAAGGATATCAATCTTTGCCTGAGCAAAAAGGTTTATCATCTGGCCATCGGGTGAATTGGCATCAACATTAATATCATTGCCATAGATTCCTTTAAAGCCATCCTCTAATTCAGTGACGATATCAGCCAAAACTTGCAAGTGAAGCCCGGTTAAATCTACATAATTTGATGTCATATTATCACCGTACCCTGTACATTATTTGAATATAAAGTTTCAATCTGGTATTTAATCTCAAATATCCTAGTTGTTTCGTAAGAATATTCTAAAGCAGTTATGCGAATAACACCATATAGATTTGCGATAGCTCCCTTTATTGCGAGGACTACCGCATCTTTGTTTTTGAAGTTTATGATGTCAAACCATGGCTGGCCTATTGTTGGTTCAAAAAAGCACTCCGATAAAAATGTTCTCAGTGTTGTTTCGATGTTTAGAATGATTGCATCGTTCAATCTGGCATAAGAGGCTTTACCACAACCGAACCGCCAATCCCCATCAGATGTCAGTGACCTGAATATCATACATACCCCTATTTTAATAATAATTGTAAATTAGCTTTTGCTGACTCAAATGATGCTGCATTAATAGGAACGCTTGAAGTTAAGCCGGTTCCAGAGCTTATAACAGTTAATGTCATTAAGGCGTCGAGTATCGAGTTAAGAATCGTTTTTAAATCATCAGCATTATTTTTAATTGATACTAATTTTGTACCACCATTAACGCATACGCTATCCGTTGGTGTTAACTTTGGGGAGCTTATGGGATTCAATCCAACCAATACGATCCCATCTGCAATGCTATGGGATCGGTTGTTGGCGTGTGTTGTAACTGCTCCGGTCAAATACCAGTTGTCAATATTTCGGTCATTAAAAAGCACAAGGCAGTTATCACCAACGGCTATCGGACATGACACGAATGATGTCCCACCACTGAGGGTAAATACCGGGCAATCATCAAGGATGGGGTATTCAATAATTGCATCGTTTGGCATTTTTATTTGAAAGTTGATTTTCACCTTGGCCGTGTTTGTTGCTGGCTTGTATTCTTGGATAGTGCCAATTTGCACGCAATTGATTGCAAGCATGGTTTGCCGCTTCATTTGATCCAAAAGAGTTTTGAGCTCTGGTTGTGTCGATGGTCCTATGAATTGTTGTGTCATGGTGTGGATACTCCCGCTCTATATTCCCCTGTTGCGATATCCACAACAACAGTCATGCCCTTTTGTTGCATCATTGTTAAGACGGTTCTACAATCCCCGCCTACTGCGCCCGATATGGTTCCGCGATGAATTATCCCGGTTACTTGATATACCCCACTAAAACCGTTCTCAGTAACGGATTGCAATTCAATTAATTGCATCGGTCTTATCCTTGATTCAAATATCATTTCAACTTCGACGGTTAAATCTGCCCTTTTCGGTGTCCCTAATAAACCGTTCTCATAATTTATAAGCCGGATTTCTGAATCTACTACCTCACCATCTCCGAGAACGTAAAGAGATCCCTCATCAACATAGGATTTGCCGTTTGACATCTCATTGAACACATCTTGCGGTGATCCAAGTATTGCTGTGTATCGCTTTGCTGCTTCGGTGAATGAATTACCAACGGTTACTTTATCAACACCATCTAATTGACCGGCCATCTTTTTAATAGCGTTCTTTTGTGTCTCACCCGCATTGATATTACCAGACATCATTTGCGTAGCGAAGGAAGGCATCCCATCATAAGCCTCAATTACTGTGCGATAGTCCGAGCCTTGTCTTACCGAGTATGCGCGTCTTATAGTGCCATTAAAGCACCTTGGGATCAACTCGGTTTGGCTCTCAGCATAACCAGCAAAAAACTGGATAGACCTTCTGTTAGCCTCTAAATTATAGTCCTGTGAATCTTTGACTAGCTTTGCTCTGTTCACACTCCCAAGATTGTAGATGGTAAAAGTAGCCTCATTTGATTTTGATAAATTGTTTCTTGTGATGACAAATTCAACAGTATATGGCGACCTTATTTCAAGGAATTCATCACTTGTTTTTGTTTCTGCTTTTAATATAAAAGCCCTATTAAATTTTCTATTTGACATAAAGAGCCTCGATATCGTCTAGCTCGGTATCATCAA